GCCAGAGATACGGCTGGACAATCTACCAATTGGGCCGCCAGTCAAACGATTGGTAAGGGTTTCGACGGGACTTCCTTCGTTCATCAAGTCGGGTTCAATGCGAAGTCTGTCCATGAGTCCATCGGGTAGCTCAATGTCAGGGGTAAACTTGTGGGCAATATCGATAGCGTCAGCGGGCTGGAGGCCGGCTGTTATACCAGCGGAAAGGACGGCACTGAAAGTTGTCCCCGCTTCGTTGCGCTGTTGATTGGTTAGCACTACTGGTGTGTCAAAGTCAATACGCACCATGTCGGCCATCTTTGCTTGTTCAGAGTCGGGGCCAAAGCATGAGTAAACCAGCATCTTGACAATTGGTTGAAGTTGCGGTATAAGCTTGTTCCCGATGTTCTGAACGGTATTGGCTTGCTTCATGCTGATATCGTCAGTGTTCTTTGAGAAACCGGTTGCGGAGGTGTTGAAAAGAACAGAGTCGGGAACGTCGGCCTTTGATCCCACCGCCTTCTCAAGGATATGCACGATGTCACCAAAGCCCTGAAAGTTGCGCTCGATGGTCTTTATCTCTCCGACAAGGTTGAAGGTTTTGGGCGCAACGTTCGACATTGAAACCATCTGCTTGCTCATCTCTTTAGCGAATGATTCAGCAAATTGTGGGCCGTTCTGTGCAATGATCCCATCAAGCGGGATGTGCCGGTACATGACCGAACTCTGTTGTGCCATGATAGGAATTGAAGCGTAGCACATCTCAAGGCCGAGCAGTGAGCGTATCCAGCCTTCCATGTCAGAGATACCCCAGCCCATTTGACGGATTGTACCCCAGTACGGAAGTTGTTTCGGCCTGATGAGCGCGGCGCGAGAGGTGTTGACCTCTTTCCCCGTGATCGGCACAAAGATAGACCGGGGCGTGAGGTAGTCAGCGGCGCTTATGTTGTAGTCGGGAATAAGTACGGCGTTCCAGCGGTCTGCTGACCAGAAACGCTCGATGCTATTCTTGACAAGGATTTTATCTTTAATCAGTTGGTCAACGCTCATTCCATAAGTGCAAGCGTTGTCTCTCTTGAGTGCGGGTACAAGTAACGAGCCACCGTATATAAGTCCGTCGCGGACAGACGGGACAAACTCTTTATCGAATCCCACGCTATCTGCGTACTCTTTCAGCTTCTCAAGGTCGGCGGGGTTCCACTTGTCACAAAGAAAGCGATACCCGTTAACAAGTATCCCTTGGCTCTTCATGTCGATTATTCTGGCAGATACACCACCATTAGAATAGTACGCCGTTGCTTCGTTCGGGGACATCGAAACGGGGATAGTAGCATCATTGTAGTATCCGGGGTCTGCCGTGGTACCGATACCGTTGGCCGGGTTGAAAAAGCTATCGGCTATCATCTGGCCCATGCCGTTAGCGGTTTGCTTCCGCGCCTCGTCGAGGGTAATGTACCCTCCGTCAAGCGCCATACCCCCCCGAATTTTGTCAAGCATAAGCTCTTGTATCTCTATGGTTGCATCGACTGATAGCGGACAAGTGTTTCCAGAGTCGCCCACGCCTGCGGGTTGTGAGTCTGCTATGATCTTGAATATTGGCTTTAGTGAGTCATCTTTTATGTCGGTTGATAGTTTTCGGTAATCGAGCATAGAAGCATTATACCCGATTAGTGAGTAATTATGCTACTTTTTCAGGTTGTCAAGAAAGAACTGCAAGGCCTCGCGGGTGTCGGTGAACTCGTGGACGGTGCCGGGAAAAGCTTGACCGTTTACAACATAGTCGATTGCCTCTTGCCCGCCTTTCACCGGACATGACCAGCCAGCGGCTGTTGAATTAAACGAATTAAACCTATACCGTGGATCAGCGGATAAATCACCCACAAGCAAGTACGGCGTGTCTCCAATCACTGCGACATAGATCCTCCAACGGTCAAACACCAGCCCGCCATCGATAACCTTCCTAAGTTCCTTCGCCTCGGCTTCGATTGCGTCAAGGCGCTTGATTGCCGCGTTCTTGTCCATTGTAGTCTCCTTTTATTCCTCAATCTCAAACTTATGCCACCCGTCGATAGGGTTGCCCTGCTTGTCTATGATAGCGTATTTCATTTCTGATATATCATCTGTATAGTCGCATGCAGCTGCGGGACATTCGTATATACCACCTTGTCCTCTTACCACCATCGCCGGTGTAGTGGTAACCATGTACAGTACTTCTCCGCGAGTCATGGGACGGAGTGAGGGGACGGGCTTGATACGATAGTCTAAATCGTCCCTAAAAGAGGCGTTACAGCCTTGCTCTAAATCTTCCCACGTGTCGCTATCACCACAGCGAAACTGAATAGTTTTCCCTTCCCCATACGCCTGAATGATCGGCGCGAGTTCCTTTGCACGTTCTCTAGTCATGATTGATCTCCTTAAACTTTGTTGGTTACGATGATTGGAACCATCCAGCACTTTCCAATCTGTTTGTCGTTATGCCACCAACTAGCGAACATCTCGGAATGGTCTTCATACTCTTGGTGATACACCTCAATCTTGGTAATCTCATACCCGCTAAAGGACTGACCGACTACAACCGGCGGCCTATCAGCAAACTCAATCTTTTCTGCTAAAGTCATCTTTTCACCCCTTTATAAGTGTATAGCTATAACGCGATGGTGTCAAGCGAGGATTAATCACAGCGGGGACATTCGTCAAGTGGTGAAAAATAGTCTCCGCAAGTCGGACAAGTGTGATCGGCAACGTAGTTGCAGTAGTCTTTCCCGTGTAGGTACACAAAAACCTCGGTCATTAGCCAATACTCGCGATTAGTTGAGTCTGGATGCTTGACAAAGGTTTTTGCAAGAAACTCGCAGTGAGGGCAATTATGCTCTTTTGTACTCATCAATAAACCCCTGAATAACACTTTCCAATCGGTTCATTTCTGACACATGGTCAAAAAGCCATCCCCCCTGCGCTGTTTCTCTGTTTGCCGCCGCAACAACAAACTCTTTGTCTACAATGGCGTTCCGTATTTGTAGCAGAATGATATCTTTCCCCATTAAAATCTCCCCGTTATAACGCCGTTAACTACTGAAACCTCTTTCCTCTTTTCCCACACCGCGATTCTTTTTGCAAGTACCTTGCTGACGTTTTTAACCTTGACCGAACCGTTGTTTGAAAGTGCATTAGCAAGGACTGATATATTCTTTATCATTTCGTATCCCCTTATGAATATAAGTATATACCCGCATTAACAACCTGTCAAGAACTATTTTTGCACTATAACATTTTGTTTGTTAAGATGCAGGTATCCCGTTAGAGATTCTGGCTAGATGATATCCTATAGCATACATACTCTAAACTATTGCAGTACCAATGCCCCGAAGTAGCCCCGTCGCCTTTTTCGGGGTTGCCGGACTTATCCAGTAGCCTTGACGATAAGGCAGATTTAAGGCGGGTGCATGGCTCGCCTATCTTTAGCTTACCGGATGACAATAGCTTGTTTATGATTACAGGGCGCTCAATCTCGCTAGGTACAATCGTGCCTACCTGTAACTGCATACCAGCGTCTAGGATGGCCTGGCGGTATGAAGGGAATACGTCCTTAGTGGATATGTCGAGATACCACACTATCGGGTTATCAGGGTAGCGTTCGCGTATCAATCGGGGCGCGTCTATCATTTGATCGGGTTCAAGCTCTGCCAGCGTGATAATTACCTTGTCTTTTACGCAACATACGATAGGGCGAAAAAAGCCGTCATCGATAAGCTGCCCGACATAAAGCGTGTCCTTTGGTACATTAACGGGGATAGTGTCCGTTTTACCGTCATATTGGTACAAATGGATGAGTTCGCGGGACAGGGACTTTTCCACTATACCGGTAAGAAAGTCTTGCGCGTCATCGTGTACCCACTTAGACATCCGGGAGATATTGAGAACGTCGCGGGAAAAGTCCGGCCACATTGTTTTCCAGTTGGTAGGGAATAGTATTGAATTAGTGACGTTGGTTGCTTGTGACAGGATTCTGGCTAGTTTGTTTTCTCCCTGATGAAACCATTCAACGCCGCACGACGTATACCCTAGCTTTTCACGCATGATCGTCTCTACGTTACGGGCAAACCCCTTGCCCCCGTTGTTAGACTCAATGTGTGCTATCTGTGTGCCGTTGTTTCGTAGCATGATAGCGGCTTGCTGTTCGGTCTTTTCCATTGGGTCTTGAGTATAAAGCAGGTCGGTTATGTATGCCGTGTTATCCTTGACCACGTATGTACCAGATGCAAGGAAGTCGCTACCCTCATCGGCCGTGTCAAAATAGGCTTCGTTCGTGCCCGTCGGCAATATGTCATATGTCTTAAAGCCTTTATATAACCGATCTTCCCCGTCGGTGGGGTTCTGCTGATAGTTGGCCTCAAAGATTGACGGGTCAGTTTTACCCTTGCGGTCAAGGTAATCCTCTTTAGACAGGATATCCGGGGCAAGCATGGTATCGGTTTTATCGTCATATGCGGGCATCTTGATAACGTGCCACTTTTCAGGCTCAAGGGCGAGAAGTCTACCGCATAGATCGCGGGTACTCCATCGGGTCATGATAACTAACTGCTTAGCGTTCTGTTCTAGGCGCGATAATGCTGTGTCTGTGTACCACGTCCACATATCATCTAGCGCCTTTTCGTTGTATGCCTCTTCAGCGGAACGGATAAGGTCATCGATTACCAGCAGTTTAGTGCCTATTCCTGTTAAAGTCGCGCCGGGAGAGGTTGCCATAAAACTAAAGTGCGAACCTTCAAGGCTCCATAAGTCATAGCTTGCATCGCCTTGTTTAATCTTTACGCCGGGGAAAAAGTCGCTGTACACCATCTTGCTACCGGCTTTAACCTCTTGCATACCATCGCGGACGGCTTTGGAGAACCTACCTGATAGTATAGAGTTGTAGGACGTAACGATAGCCGACTTGTTTGGATTCTTGCCTAGATACCACTGGATACCATTGATACAACTAAACGATTTAAGGGTACGAGGGGGCATATTTATCATGAGGCGCGTAATGAGATTACCGGCAACGTCTACCAGCTTATCCTCAAGGAAGGCTTGTATCGTGTCGGTTAGTATCTTAGCGTGCGGTCGTGACTTTGTGTAGGCTTGCGGGTGTCTGATACGGCAATAGTCGTATAGTGAGCGTTGGCCCATATCAGATAGGTATTGAGTGAGAGAGGCGTTATCAATCATTTTGGTATTTTTGCGTTAAATCCTGAAAGCTTCGGCATTCCCCTTGCAGTCCACAGAATGGTTCTGATAATACCCACGGGCTGAAAGGTGTTGCAAACAGGGCATAAGGCGTTCTTGTTGTCGCTCCACCATACATAAAAGTTCTGCCCGCAATGTAGGCACTTCCTTTTTTCTGCCATTATTCTTCCCCTTGTGCGTTCGCCTCATTAAGTGATAACAAAGCTTCTTTCTGTGCGTCGGATAGTTTCGATGTGTCAATCTGTTTGGGTGTAGTAACCTCGATATCAGTCTTGTCCTTTAGTCCGGCGTAGTTCTTTAGCCAGAACTGACTACCGGTACAACTAGGGTTGAACAGGTTGTTTTCGTGTGCTTCCTGTATATGGGTCAACGCGGCTATGACAATATAAGCAAAACCGTCACCCTTAGCCTTTATATCGTAGAGACTTTGGGGCGAGGCATATCCAAGGTATAGGGTCAATCCTGCAACTGTGGGGTGTTTATCAATGGTAACGGGCTTGCCTTTGTCCGTAACGGGGACTAACTCGCCGTCTTCATTGGTATAGGTAAGCACCTCGGGTTTACAGGTATTGAAGTATTGGTCTATCTTATCAGCCAAGAGGTCTGGAGTATCATACTTAGGCGGCCTGCCCCTTGAGTTGCCTGGGGCGTAGTCGAAGTATCCGTCTGTTTCGGCTATAATGTCACTCATGCGTAAAACCTCGAAAGGTGCATATACACGCCCCAAAAGCCCCACCTTGCCCCAATCGCCCAACCATATCCCTTTTTTCCACGTGCTTTAGTGAAAGCAATTGCCGGTGTTATAAGAAAGTCCTCGTCATCGCATTTACCTGCAATACCAAACCCTATCTTAGTTTTCATTTGACCATTCCTTCCTTACCCGCTCAAACTCCTGTTTTTCGATGTCGGTAAACTTAATGTTTGAATAGGGTGGCTCGTCGTATATCTCCCCTTCACAATCAAGAACCGATTTAACGTACTTCTCGAACAGGGACTTATAGTCAATGAAGGGGACGGCGTTGGTACTCGAACCCCAGTCGCCTGTTTTGTATATCCCTGAAGCTCCGGACGATCCTGTAAAAACAGTATGTCTGCATCCCTGCATCATGTCATCCTTAGGGTCGCACGTCTTGCCAACTCGCGGGAGTCCGTTAATACCATCGAAGTATCGCTCATTATTGGTATATATGTTTATGTCGGTTTCTTTATTGTCACTCATGCGATTCCTCTTTTGTAGTAGCCATCGAAAGAATCTTTTCTTGCCCTTCTTTCGTAAGATATGGCATCAGTTGATTAGCGGTCATGTATACCGTTTTCGTAGTCCCGTCTTTCGTTGTCGCCGTTACTGCCCCTAACTCGTCAAGCGGGTCTTGTTCGGGAAGCTTAAACGGTTTAAGTTCTATTTCCTTTTCAAGGCCATCGGCTCTAAACCGGAGAACATATGTATCACTCATTTCCTCACCGCCTTTTTATCACCCTTATCTGCAACATGTTTCCAATCGCATATATCGTAACTACACATTACCCGCCTAAAAGCACCGCCTGACTGTATGTCTCTGTGCCGGATCATCCGGTTTGAATACCGCTTGAAGAAGGCGTCGGTATGTTGCTTGTATATGGCGGTATGCTTGAGGGATCGACTCATTAGCAGACCATCAGCCCGCCAACGCAATAGCTGTCTTTCTTATACTCGACACCCTGCTTGTTAAGAAACTTTTGAAGCTCAATAAGTTCATGCGAAAGGTCGGCGGGGCTGGGTTCTTCCATAAATACGACGGCATAGGTATCCGGGTCGCCAGAATACCCCTCGTCTCCCCATTGTATGTAGCTATATTTTGTATCTTTAAGTATTGAGTTGAGAAACTCATATATTTCGTAATCCTCTTCCCCTTTCCATGTTTCGGGAAATGTTAAAACCTCATAGCCTATGCCGTATTCTGCATCGTAATCTGCACCCATCTCTGTACTCCTTATCTCCTTACTATATCACACTTTACGGGTAAAAGTCTAGTCTTTAGGCGTTCATCATCCCGCCGTAACCTTTACCTCGGTATGCGAAGTATCAGCCTCGTTACCCCTTATAATCGCGTCGGCTATCTTCTGCCGTTCCTCGATCGGTAGCCCCTTCATCGCCTGAATAGCCCTGTCCATGATCTGCACCCCGTTAGCGGCGATATACTCGTTTACCGTTTCGAGGGCTTGACTGGTTGCCATACGGCGAATACGCTTGTCTGATTTTGCGCTCATAGCTCGACCGCAAGCCATATCCATGTAGGAATCAGAACTAATGCCCATGACCACGAAATGACGTTGCAGAGCTTTAACACGATGAAAATCAACTGCAACACGCCGACAAACCCCATACCAGAACTTTTACTTTCGCTCATAGTTCACTCCTTACGCACGTTAGGCAATCCATACGAGCATGATTACTCCAACAAAACAAACAAAAACCAGAGAAAAAAGGAATTTACAATACCCATCTACGCGCAAAGCATTACCAAGAAAGCTGTCTGTTGAAAGCTTCATAAACAATTTCACTATACTCAAAACGATAAAACCCGTTATAAACAGTTTTAAAATCATTTCCACCCCCTTTTGCCGGTTCCTGCAATTTCAATCACACCGGCGGCAATTCTCATAACGCCCTAGCAGGTTGGCTTCGATTGTTGCGCCATCCCGTTGGCTAGCACGGAACTTGCTTGATGCGCGGTTGTCCTTTCGGCTGGGGCTTACAACCCCAAGGCTAGGGCTTGCGACCCTGCGTTCCCATAACAATCTATAAGAGTTTCCGGCGTTGACCCGGCGTTCCGGCATACCTCGCCGGAAATACATTATTGCCGCCTTACACCTTGCGGCCTAACTCTCATACGGTTCAGCTACGTCCGGGCCGTCAACACTCTGACCACCGGCTCGACTCGAACGGGCAAACTTCCGCATTTACTAGCGGCGCGTCTACCATTTCGCCACGGGGGCCAGCTTCCTTACGATGAAGCTTCGGGGATGTTGCGCATTGTTAAGAGGCGTTACCCGATTTACGTTCCGTACGTCTACGGCTCTTTGGACGGTTAGGGAGTCGAACCCTATGAGCATTTGCGACGGATGTACAGTCCGCTCCGCTTCCGATTACGGGATACCCGTCCTTAATACTCTTTCACAAACCTTGAAATACTTGCAAGCGTTTCCTTTTTAGTGAAACCCCGTACGGATACTATACACCATATCCGGTATAAAAATCAATCCCATGCGCACTATTCTTCGTCGAACTCTTCCCTTTCCTCGCAATCATCTGACCCGTCATCCGTTACGGCGTTCTCCCGTGCTTTCTCGTCAAGCCATTCGTAATCCGCTATCGTGGTGTCAAAGTCGAGCTCAACCTCGTTCTCGTCGGTTACGATAAGCTCGTCATACTGGCACTCCCCGCCCTCTTCCGGGTCGCCGGGGGCTCCGTTACTCTGGTACATCGTCGCGGGGCAATGAGTGGTGACACCGCCTACCGCTGACACATAGAGCGTGCCAAGGGTAGGGTGATCGAACTCGGTCTGGAAGTCGAAAGTCGAAGCATATGCCATGTCACCCCTCCCGGAATACGATGAACTTCCCGCCCTTGACTTGATAGAAAGTATCAGGCTTTATGGTTTTTCCGTCAACCTTGTGGGTTTTTACGCAAACTATTTCGCCATCATCGTTTCTTTCGGTAACAACAATCCAGCAACCTAACGCCCCCTTGGCCTTTCCTTCGTATCCTACCGATACCGCGACACATTCGATGCCCGTTGCGGAGGCGGCTCCCTGATCGCCCGTTGCGGAGGCGGCTCCCTGATCGCCCGTTGCGGAGGCGGCTCCCCGATCGCCCGTTGCGTTATTATCCTTTCCGCTACGTTTTTTCCAGTTCGCCTTAGAAAAGGTATATTCAACTGCCGCCTTAACAATACCTGCTATGCCAATCTCCGCAACTACCTTAATTTTTGTACCGCAGAGTTTTGAGTCTTCTTTTCTTTCGCCGGTATCGCCTTCGATGTCAACCTCTGCAAACCGGCTTTCAGCTGGGTTGTAATAGCCGAACACGTCCAGAGGATATTCACAGGCGTGAAAACCGCTTTCGCACAACACCGCCTTATCAGTGTCGAATGTTTTGCCCACTTCATACTGATAACCACGGCACTTTAAGTCTTTGTCAAACCCCTTGTATGCTTTCA